CGTCTGGGCGAGCATGGCCCGCGTGACCTTGTTGGCCCCGATGGCGAGGCTGACCGAACCGGCCCCGCTGGTCGTTACGTCCCCGCCCGTGAACTGAGGCAGTCTCCCGGCCGCGACCGTGCCCGTGAGATTGGCCGCGTCCGTCCCCGTCGCGAAATAGCCGAGGCCGAGTGTTGCCCTCGCCGCCGTAGCGTCCGCGTCGTCGATCAGGGTGCGGCCGAACGCGCTCAGGACAGTTGGGTCGATGCTCCACACACCCGCCGTAACGGTGATGTCGCCATAGTCGCCGTCCGCGACCGCCGCACCCGTGGGCGCGCCGTTGACGTTATACGGAACCTCCTGACCGCGCTTGACGATGACGCTCCCTGCGTCGGTGCGGAACAGGTTGTTGCCCTGGCTTCGGTAGATTGGTGCGGGAGGCTTGTCGGCCATCAGGCGAGCGTGGCGATCTGCGCCTCAAGATCGTCCTGGTTGAAGCTCGCCGGGGTCCCGCCAAGCGTCGTCACCAGATCGCGCAACAGCGAGACGATCCCGACATGCGTTGACGAGCCGAGCTTGGTTGAGATCGCTTCCCGAAGAAGCTCCGGTATCCCGTATTGGGTTGGCGTCCCGCCCCACGCCGTAATCAGCTCGCGGTAGAGTTCGACGCGGTTGTGATGAACCGGCGTTCCGCCCGCATGAGTGACTGCCGCACGAAGGTTGGCGATGGACATGACCCTTGGCTATGCGCTTGGCCGGTGCTCTTGAATCGCCCAAGAAAATGGGCGGGCAACTCCGGGGATGTGGAGCGCCCGCCCAACGTGGGTCGTCTCACGACGAGCCGGATTTAGTTCGTCTGCCGTGCGGCCACGACGGCGGCAAAAATCTTGCCCGCAGTCGCATCGGCTCCGTTCACCGTATAGTTCAGACGGAGATAACGCCCGTCTGCGCCTTCGATGACTTCGGACGGGAACTTCAACTGAGTCCCGGCCGTCAGTGCGGCGGCAAGGCTCGTCTTGCTGGCGACCTCGCGGAAGGTCGCGTTGTCGTCGCTCGTCTCCAGGGAGACGGTCAGGGACGTAAGCGTTGCGAACGTCTCCGTCACCGTGGCGATCATGCAAACGTCCTCGAGCTTGCCGAGGTCGGCAACGAGGGCGGCTGCATGGCCGACCGGAGTCCCGGTCGCGCCAAGGTCGATGACATTGGTCGAAGCGGCAGAGGCGGTGATCGCCTGATTGTCGCTAAGGACCAGGTTGGCGTCGATAATCATTGGTCTAACTCCTTTCCTTGGCCCTTAAGCGACCACTGCTTCGGTGTTCACGATGGCGTCGGACACTTCGATCGGGATGCCCCGGAAGGTCTGAACCATGCGGCCCTCAAGCTCCTGCGGCTGCAAGCGGAGCGCAGCGTTGGAACTGTCGGTGCCCTGCGCGTCGAGAGCCTGGAGAGCATCACGGTTCATGTAGATGACCGTGCGGCCTTCGACCGAGGCGTTCTCGTTGAACGTGCCGTCCGCCCCGACCATCTTCGTCGAGTAGGTGTTCGGCAGCTTGTAGAGCGCCTGACGCAGGAACTTGTTGAGATCGACCGAACCGGCCTGCATGTTCGACACGTCGATGTTCGCGACCCGCGCGTTGAAGCGCCAGTCCTTCACGCCGACGCCGACATGGCAGCGGAACAACTCTTCCTTGACGTAGTAAGCGTCGCCGTTGGAGTCGGTTACGCGCTGCGACCCCTTGTCCTCGCGCGTCACGCCCGCCTTCGTGCCCTTCGGGTGAAGCATGAAGGTGGTCTTTTCCGACCAGGTGACGACCCAGATCGAGGTATTGTCCGATCCGGCACCGCCAGCACTGATGACGTTGTTGCCGCCAGCCGAGCCGCCGATGGTGTTGTAACGCGCCGCCAGTCCCTTGAACTGCTCCGGGGTGGCGGTGTCGTCCGAATAGAAGAGACCGCTTTCGATGGTCTGACCCATCGACTCCAGGTGCCCTTCGGCTTCAAGCATCCGCAGGAGCGCCGGGTTGTCGGCAATCTCCAGCTCGCGCTCATCGACCGAGGAACGGGATTCGACGAAGCCGGTGGTGTCCGCGACCACGGCATAGCCAGACTTCGATTGCGGGATGCCCTGATAGAGCTTGCCCCACGTCACGGTCGGAAGGCCGGTGCGGATTTTGTGGCGGTGCCGGGTGCCGTCGTTACACGGAACCGCGAAACCGTTGCGGAAAACCGGACTCATCCGGTGCAGAACCTCGGCCACCTCGGCGGTGGCGTTGGCACCCTCGGCGCGCATCTGGTCGATGAGCGAGAGGTAAGATGCGCCAATCGTAGCCATTCTTATCTTACTCCATCAAAGGGACGCGACACCTCGCGGCGTGGCCCTGTCATCGTGCTCACTTCTTCGGAACGTCATCGGGATAGAGCACTTCCTCCCGACCTTTCTTTGCGACCGGACCCGTGTCCGAGCGCGCGAATGTGCCATCCTCACCCATCGCTTCGCCGATCTTGGCGAAGGCGCGGATCAAGTCCTTGTGGTTGCCAAGCCCGCTCTCGTTCAGAAGCGCGCGGGTCGGGTTCGCAACCTCTTCCCCGTTCTCGCCCTTGACCTTCATCGGGCCGACGAAATGATCCAGCGCGCGGGCCGCGTTTGCCTGCGTCGCCTTCCAGTTCTTTCCCCCGATCTCGGGGTCCGCAGCGGCTTCCTTCGCCCAATCGGCCTTGACGGTCGCGAAGTCTTCGGCCTGCTTGGCGAACGCGCGCTCCTGCGCCTCGACGATGAACGGGGCCAGCTTGTTGGCCTGCTCGTTGGTCAGGCCCAGCTCCTTGAGTGTCGGGGTTGCCTTGGCCAGAAGCTCGGTGTCGATCTCGACCTCGGTGTCCTTGCCTTCGGCGTCCTTGACCGTGACCTTCAGCTCGTAGGCTTCAGGAACACCAGGATTGCCGTCCTCACCATCCTTATCGTCGCCGTCAGCTTTTTCGCCGTCGCCCTTGCCGTCTCCGGCTCCATCATCGGTCGTGGCCGAGCCGAGCACGGTGGAAGCATCGTCTTTGTCGCTTGCGTCGCCCGCATCAGCGCCGGAATCTCCCGCTCCCGCATCGCCACCGTCTCCAGCCTTGCCAGCATCGCCCGCATCAGCCTTGGCGGTGTCGCCAGCGTCTCCGCCGTCGCCAGTCCCGGCGTCATGGTCTGGAGCGCGCATGAAACGGCCAGCGGCACGTTCGGCTGCGGTCGGGACAAGGCGGCCACAGCCCCACGTCTCAATCGCGGTCAGGTTCGTCGAGTTCAGTAGTGCGGTCGTAGCGTTTCGCATTGCGTTTCTCCTGAGGTTGTTGATTGGCTTCCTCGCGAAGCACCTGAATGAGCGTCAGGACGGGGATTTTGTCGGGATGCTCGACAGGCTGGCCGGAATCGACCATCGAGAGGATGTCCAACCCCAGGTGCCTGCGCCCCTCGTCAAAGGCGAGGTGGCGATCTACCGACCCATCGGTTGTGCGAGAGAATATCCCCGCACTTTGAATCACGCGCCAGAGAAATCTTTGGAACGACGGAAGCGGGATCAGCTCCCGCATGTCCGCGATCTGTTGCTCTTCGGGTGTCATTCCGTGTCCCGCCGCCGCGCCTCGCAGAACATCAGCCCGCACTCGACGTAGCTCATGGCGATGGCGACGATGAAACAGGCCGCGCCGATCTCGATTACCTTCAGGGCCACGCGCTTGATCATTCAACCCACTCGAACATTTCGTTGAACCGCTCACTGGCCTCTTCGCTGGTGATGACGTAGCGGCGCGAAAGTTCTGCGATGTAGGGCGGGATCAGCGTTCGTGGCATTGGGCAGCCGTCCGAGTGCCGCCAGTTGAAAAGGGCAGCGCCTTCTTGCGTGAATCCGACAATGACAAAGGCGGCCATCGTGCCGTCCTCGACCATCTCTCGCGATGCCCGCAGTAGCGTCCCGGCTACCGTCTCATCCTCGTCCGGACGGGCGTAGCCTTCCACAATCGTGATGTGTGCCCCGCCATTCTTCATGCGGACGCTGCGAATGCGAGCGCGAAACTCCGTCATCCCGCCGTCAAGTCCTGGATCGGCGGCGTCGCGGCCACCGGAAGGTTCGCGGCCACCGAAGCCGCGTCAGTCAGGTCTTTCGTCGGCTTGCCCAGCTTGGCTGCGGCCTCCGCCAGTTGCGCGTTCTGTGCGGCCTGCGCTTCCGCATCGGCGTCGCCCTGCGCGTCCTCGTTGGAGCGAATGAGCTTGGCGGGCATTCCGGCCCTCTTGGCGTATTCGTCCACGATCTCGTTGACATCGAGCTTGAAGCGCGCGTTCGGGAAGATCGGGGTGAGGCCGCCGACGAACTGGACGGTGCGCTCGATCTGCCCAAGCCCGACCATCCGCTGCATCTGCGTGAGGATGGAGACGAACTCGATCTTGATCTGCGGGTTGTGCCGCAACACGTCGGGGGCCGGTGGAAGCAGCCCCTTGCGCTGCATGATCCCGAACACGCGGGTGATCGCGATCTCCAGCTTTTCGCCGTTGACCCGCTCGATCACCGGCCCGAGCTGGGTCAGCTTCTCTTCGTTGCGGGCGGCGATCTCTTCGATGTTGCGGGGCTGGATGCCCTGCATGTTGGTTATCGCCATGAACAGGTCGGCGTAGGTCGCCTCGTTGACCTTCGCCTCAAGCCGCTCAATGCTCTGATCGACGACCTGGATCGCCTGATACGGAACCTGGTGCGGGATCGCGATCATCTTCTGGGCGTCGAGCTGGTCGGTTGACACGACGCTCTTGGGCTGACGCCTCAGCTTGATCCGGGTGGTGGTGACGATCTCCGGCCAGATGGCAAGGTCAGTCGCTTCGGCACGGCGCTTCGTCTGGAGCTGCAATTCCCTCAGGTCGGGAAGCGAATCGTGTCCAGGTCCCTGTCCGTAGGTATCGGCTCCGGTCGTGTCCCAGCGCGGCGCCCAGAACGGCTGCTCTTCATAGCCAGAGAGCTTCACCAGCTGATCCTTGGTCGCGTCGTTGGCGTCCCACCAGATCGAGCGCCACGGCTTGCCCTTTAGGCCCAGAAGCCCGTGCGCCACGAAATCGTCGTTCTCTTCGATCGCGTGATAGAACTGGTGGATTTCCTCGTAGCGCGACTGATCGTAGGACGCCCGGATGCGGGCCGAGAGGTTGTCGTAGCCAAGCTGCTCGACGGCCTGCAGCGTGGTCAGTGCCACGTCTCGATACAGACACCCCGGCATGAGCGCCTTGTTCAGCCCGATCCAGTATTCCCCGAAGGTCAGGGCATGGCAGACCATGCCTTCGTCGTCATCGTCCAGCGCAACGCAGGCGTCGGTCCCGAACGCGCCCAGTTCGAGATAGCCGGTCTTGACCGCGCCGTAGAAATTGGTCCGCGCAAGGAAGGCATACATCCGCTCCTCGACAACCCCGAGCCATTCCTTGACCTCCTGATTTTCCATCAGGCCGTCGTCGTAAACGGAGAGCGAGAACCACGGACGCGACTGGCTGGACAGCCCCGAAGTCATCCCGCCCTGCAACGTGCGGAAGGCGAATATCCCGTGGCTGTTGTTCAGCCGCTTGTTGGGTTGCCGCCCCTTGTTCGCGTCGGTCGAAAGAAAGCGGGAGCGAGCGGGAAGAGCGAGGCTCGCGATCTGCCGCGCGTCATCCTCGAACGACTTGCGCTGGCGCTTGAGGCCGGCGAGACGGCGGGAACAGCGCTCCTTGAGCGAAAGATCAGCCACCCGTGAGACCGCCGCCTGAGCCGGTTACGGTCGGAGAGCCGGTGATTCCCTGCGGACCCGTGAAGATGCTGGCGAACATCCCGCGACGCCGGTTGCGAAGCAGATCGCCCTTGGTCTGGGTCAGGTCCTTTGGAGCCTGCATCGCCTGGAACTGGGCCGGGGGAACGGGCGGCGGAATCTTGGGCGCGCTAATGCACATCTCAGCCTCCGTAGGGGTTCATCTGCGGGGCTTGAGTCGGCTGCTGGGTTTGCGCGGTCTGCGGCTTCTTCTTGGCGAGCATGGAGCCGAGCAGCACTCCGGGAACGCCGCCGCCGAGGCCGCCGCCGATCATAGCGCCAGTGCGGCCGCCGATGGCTTTTCCGATGAGTGCGGGGACGAAACACATGAGCCTTGGCTATGCGGTCAGCCCATGCGGTTGAATCGCGCTAGTGGCGTGAGGCTAGAGCAATCTCGCGTTCGATGAAGGCGGTCTCTTTCGCAGGGTCGCCGCCGCATTCCCAGCGCAACAGTTCCTCGTTGATGGCGACCGTCTGGATGAAGCCGTTCTCGTGCTTGTAGGCGGCGATGGCGATCTTACAGTCAGCACCGGCCCCGTTGGTGGCGGGGATGTTGCGCTTCACGAAATAGGAGATCGCGGCCATTAATCTCTAACCCCTTCGGCAAATCTCGGATGAATTGCCGGTCCTCCCGTGAACAGCTCCACCCAAGCCATCCTTCCAACCGGCATTTGGAAGCTGACCATTTCGCCCGTCCTCATGGATATGCGCACTCTCACGCGCGGCTTAGTCTCGCTCATATCCCCTCTCCAATTCTGCGTAGCGGTCGAAGCCGCCCCTCGCCTGGTCGCGCAGCTCTTCCCACACTTCCTGCTTCATCGACGGGATGTTCGCCATAATCACCGCATCGCCCTTGTCCGGGGAGCGGCCAAGCTCGATCTTCATCTCATCCTTCGAGCGAACCTGGACGCCGCTGGCCGTCATCTTCCACTTGTAGGCGGCAAGGTCGGCCTTGACTTCCGGATCGGGAGGCAGGGCAAGCGGGTTCGGGTTGGTCGGGTCAAGCCCTTCGCGCATCCGCCACACGATCTCGCTTCGATAGTTGGCGAACTTGAGGTTCCCGGTCGCGGAAATCTCCACCGACTTGGTCGCGCCATTGACCGCGTGGCACTGGACCTCGTTCTCCTGAAGCATGTTCAGGGTCGATGATCCCCAGCCGATCACGTCGATGTTGACCACGGCCCTATCCCTGCGGTGCTTGATGACGAGAGCGGCTCCCGTTTGCCCATCGGGAACCTCGTTACCGGGAATGGTGATGAGCTGGTCGAACCATGTTCCGTGGCGCGGGGCCATCACGAACTTGTCCTTGCCGCCCATTGCCGGATCGCAGCCGAGCGTGTCCATCTCGCCTTTCGCGTCCCTCGGCTCCCAGCGCTTCATCGCAGCGTCGATCCACGCAGTCGGGATCACCTGCCATTCGTCGTCCTCGACTCCCGCCTTGAAGTCGCCTTCGAGCATCTGTGAGCGCAGAGGCTCGGGCATGGACTGGAGCGTGGCGATGTAGCCCGAGCGGACGTAGAAGTAGTTATCCGTCACCCGGCTCGGAACGAACGTCCGGCTCTTGGGGCGGATGATTTTCTCCGGCCCGAAGTCGGCAGGGTCGAAATCGTAAAGCGGCTCGCCCTTGAAGATGACGAACGGCTCGGGGCCGTTCACCCAGACATCCTTGCCGGCCAGCGTCGTCACCCAGCGCAATTCTCCGGGCTTGGCGGGGTCGAGATGCTTGTCGTCCAGCCACGGGCCGAAGAAGTCGATGACCCAGCGGCCTTCGACCGTCGTTGGGGGGTTGAAGGCCATGATCGTCCTGGCGCGCTGGTGAGGATCGCTGGTGCGGTTCCACCCCATCGTGAACCGAACCTGCGTCTCACGCATCTCGGTTACTTCGTCATAGCCCTTCAGGTCGTGCGGACGCCCCTGCCACCGCAGATGGTCGTCGGGATTGTCCAGCCCGCCCAATTCGATCAGCCGGGGGATGTTGGCAACGGTTGTCCGCCAGATGCTCTTCTGACTGTTGAAGCCGTCCGAGCCGCCGAGGATTTCAGTCAGTCGTTGGACAATGCCCTCGGTCTGGGCCTTCTCGCGCCTGAAGATCACGCTGCGCTGGTGCTCAGTCAAGGCAAGCCCGAGGATCAGATCCGTTTTGGCCCCCCCGGCGCTGCCTCCGTACCCCGTAACGTCGGCCTCGCTATCCGCCGCCTGGGATTGGCGTCCCACTTGTGCCCGCCAAACGCGCGCTTCCATGTCGGCTTCGAGCAGCGCCATGATCTCGTTGCGCTCTTCCTGGGTTGCGCGCTGGAGATAGGCGTCGATGATTGCAGGATCAGTCGGAAGCATCGCGCTTTTCGATTCCGGCGAAGATCGCGGCAAGTCTGGTCGCAGCCGCGACCTCGTCCACCTGCATCTTCTCCCCGCCTGAGGTTACGTCGAGCTTGTCGCCATATTTCTTCGGCTTCAGCTTGGCGGCGACCCACTTGCGGGCATCGACACGCAATTTCCCATGCTGCGGGTCAGCCGAGGCGGCGTCTGCGATCTCAACAATCTCGTCAGCCATCGCTTCGGCTTGTGCTTCTTTCGCGCGCGCATATTGCTCCGCGAACCCGTTGCTCTCATCGGCCAGCCATTTGAAGATCGTGGACGCAGCGGGCATATGCTCATCCTTCGTGATCTTGCGAAGGCTCTCCCCCTCAAGCAGGCGTTCGCAGATCTCGTCGCCTATCGCTTCGTCATATTCCTTCGGCTTTGCCATCGTCACGCCTGATCCGCGATGCTCGACCAGAAAGCCGGAGTCTTTACCGTTGCCATCATCCCGATCGCAGCGAGCGAAGGCGGGGGCGTCGTCTCGCCCGAAACCGAGCCGATCCAGACGAATTGCTTTTCGCTGTCCGTCAGCACGACTTGCTCGCCAACGGGGACTGGCGTCGTCGCAATGTCCTTCCACGCATCGTTCGGAGGCTGGGGGAGCCGGTTGTCTATCGGGATCATCATTTGAGCATCAGCCCCAGAAAACCGAGCGCGAGGATGAAGCACAGCCCGAGATAGAACGTGTGGGTTTCGGCCGTCATCGCATCGTAGCGGCCCATCATCGTCTCGCGGGCGACGTAAAGCCACATTCCGCCGCAGTAGAGGGCCGACAGCAACAGCGCGATTGCGATAAGGGTCATTGGTTTCTCTCCGTCTCCCGCAACTGCACGCCCATAGACATGAGGGCGACCTGGGCCGTCTGGAATGTCAGGTTCTCTTCCCGCATCATCTTCTCGATGTAGGCCATGAGGCCCGGTACCGTTTGAGCGACAGTATGGCGCGGGAGGGTCGGAGTTGAATCTTTGCTTTTCGCGTAGATCAGCCGCCAGTGCGGGGTCTGGTCGCGCGGGGGAACGGTGCAGCGTCCGGTGGCGGTGATGCACACCTGCCGCCCCTTCTGGAAAACTGACCGGGTTATCCAGCCCTTCTTCTCCAGCCGCTTCAGAATGCCGGGGACCGTCGAATAGCTGTTCGCCCCGATGGCCTCTGCCATAACCTCCGTGCTGTCCAGCGGCCTGTTCTCGTTCGCAGCCGCTACGCACATCTCGTAGATGCTGCGCTCAATGGGGGTCAGTTCCAGCAGGCCCGGCCCGGTTGGCGCTCGGCATTGTCTATCATGCGCTGCCATTTCCCCACCCCTTCGATTTATCCCCACCCCCGCGCCATCAGGTTGAGGCCGCGTGAGCGGCACCCGATTGCGATCGTCCGACATCTCCCTTGACCCGCCAGTACGTGTCGTTGTCGCCGCGCCGTTCGGCTTCGCGCATCACAGCTTCAGCATCGCCACGGTATCGATACCCGCTTTTCGAGACGTACCCGCTGGAGCCGACGAAGCGCTTTTCCAGCCATTCGATTGGGTTGCTGATTGCCCTGGCGCGGCAGTCGAGAAGCGCGGTCAGAACCTCGCCGGCGCTTGTGGCCTTGCGCCACTTGCCGATCAGTGAGCGGGCTTGCTTTTCGGTTTGCCCGCTCCCCGTGAGTAGGGAGACTCCAAGATCGAACATTTGCTTTGCAGGGTCGGCGCTTGCGCCAGAAGCGTTAGCTTCTGAATCTTCTGCCTTCTGGCTTCTGAGTTTATCCCTGTCCTTATCCGAACCCGTTTCCTTATCCTTATCCGATGGCGGATTTTCCTCGCCTTTACAGAGCTTTGGATTACCGCCTCGTTTCCCATTATTTCGGGCGGTCCTGGCCTTCCGCTCATCAGCGGTCATTCGCCGCGAGTAGATCGCACCCGTTGCGGAGCGGGAGAAAACGCCTGCCGTCTCAAGCTCTCCGAGCAGATCGGTCACTTGGTTGGCGGACGTTCCTGCCAACACCGCGAGCTGCGCGTCTGTCGGGACGTTGCCGTTGATGAGGAGATGGCCGTATCGCTCGCTGCCATGCATGATCGCGAGCATTTCGATCCACAAGCCACGGGCTGAGAGGCTACAGATGCGTAGCTTCTCGTCCGCCCGCCAGTCTCGCGGATAGAACTTCATCCAGGGCTGGGCCGCGCTCAAGACGGAATTTCCTCACCAGGGAAGAGAAAATGCCATTCGCGCGCATCGGCGCTGCGTTTGTATATTCCAGCGTGCGGCCGATCCGGGAAATCATACCCAGAGACGAGAACATCCCATATTGCATCCTCGAATTTCTGGCGCGGGCACTCTTCTTCAAGCCGGTCGCCGAATTCAGTGAGGTAATCTAGAAAGTCGTTCAGTTTGAGGTCTTTGACGAACCATTCACCGCGATAATGAAGAAGGTCGAACGTGCGGTGAAGTCGCGCTTCATCCTCAAGCGATCCAGAAACATAGGTTAAAACGAACAGGTGGTTCGGACAGCCGGTCTGCAATTCCCTTAGCCGAGCAAATGGGTTTTTCTTAGTCCACCCGATCTTCACATAGTCGAGAGGGTCGCCGGTGATGAAATAGACGTAGCCGCTCATCCCCGCAGCTCCCCATCAGCTTTCAACGTCTCAAGCCCGACCTCGATCAGCATCCGAGCCTGGGCGGCGAACGAGCAGCCGTTGGCGAGCGCGCCTGACCGGACATCGCCAAACGTCTCATCGTCGAGCAAGATAACCGTCTTGCGGAACGTGTCATTTCCGCGGTGCGGATGACCTTTGGCGATTGGTGCGCTCATCGGACAGTATCAATGCCACAAGGGGCATCGTCCGCAATGAGAACGAAAGTAGCACAATTGCAGATGAAAGGAGAACTGTGCCTCATGCCGCAATCGCCATCGCTGGAGGCAGGACCGGCGCGATAATCACGACCAGCCTGGGCCGGTCGGAATAGGCTTTCACGCCCGCGATCTGGACGACCTGGGAATCGTCGTGCCAGACGACGCCGTTGAGGCCATCAATGACCTTGAGGTAGTTGTCGAGGTCGGGACGTGTAGTCGGCCGCAGATGTCCGGATTCGATCAGCGCCAGCTTCGGCTTGGTCGAAAGCGTTTTCGGGATCGGAACGTAAGCCTCGACGCAAACGAACAGCGGGCCTTCCATGAGCGGTCGCTCGCCCATCTGTTCGCCCGCAGCGAGACGAACCAAGTCTTCGTAGCGGCGGGTTTTGGCTGGCGTGTAGGCACGGGCGAAGCCGCCGCGCGTCGATATCTTCGGGCGTCCCTTTGGAATTGGCGGCCCGGGAACGACAATGGTGATTGTCATCTCGCAGCCCTCCT